TTAAAGCAAGTGCAAAGGTCCGATGCATTGAATATACAGACTGATAGGTGATATGGCAAGGTCATCTAGTGAAATCAATTGGCAAAGTGTCACACGGCCTAGTGTTTGCAAGGGTTCTCAGCCAATAAATGGGAGGCCCGACAGATCGCAACATATTGAAACATTACGAGGCACGGTATCCACACGATATCGTGCACCATGCGCTCATATCCTAGTGAAATGCGCCAGTTATCACATCTAGCGCGGGGCATATGGGGGTGCGTCCGTCCTCCGCGTTATATAAATGGGTTAAAACATTTCTGTCATTTTTTCTTGGACCCAATATCCTGTTCTTTAGGACAATATCTAGGGCAACATTCAACCTCAGTAATAGGATATTTAGCGTTAACTATGACATCAACACCACATTCCCTACATTTTAACACCTTAACTGGATCTAATTCCATTGTTCTAAGCGATCACGTTGAAGGACAAAGGCACATTCGAGTATTTTATTATCATGATCCAAGGCTTGAATAACGTAAACATCAGGAGCCACGTTAACAAGACCCACAATAAGCATAGAAAACACGTACTCACACATACCAGACACCTGCTGCAGACATGGGAAACTCTTGAGAAATCAGCTCTTTACACTGATCTGCGATAGTTTTATGTTCTAACTGTGTACCATTGGCACATCTAAGCTCACAATAATGAATCCAAGACCTAAGGGTTCCATTCATATACAAAGTAGTAGGAGTAGACAGTGGAAGGATCTCTCTTGCACACTCTTTAGCTACACCTGCACACAACATTTCATGATAGAGGTTTAAGGAGATATCATAGAGTTGATCAGCTTTAAGTTGAAAATCTTGAACAGTATAAGGATCTAAGTCATCAACACTATTCTGTCTATTCTTTGTATCTTGTCTACGAAGATTAGGAATAACAGGACGTTCATGGACTTG